CCGGGTGGCAGAAGAGAAACATCAGCGCGGGGAACTGGAAAAGCCACACCACCAGCTGGTCAGCACATACAGTGAGCTGAACCGGAAGTATATGGAACTGCTGAGTGAATATAAAAATTTGCGGCGGTATTTCGGTGTGACGGTGCAGGTGCCGTACACCGATGTGTGGACGTATAAACCGGTGCAGTACTATCCAGGGAAACATCCGTGCGAAAAACCGGCAGAAATGCTGCAGCAGATAATCAGCGCAAGTAGTCGTCCTGGTGATCTGGTTGCGGATTTTTTCATGGGGTCGGGTTCAACGGTAAAAGCGGCGATGGCACTGGGGCGTCGTGCGATTGGTGTTGAGCTGGAGACCGGACGTTTTGAGCAGACAGTCAGGGAAGTTCAGGATTTAATCGTTTGAAACGGATGAGATTGCAGTATTAATTCCGTAACGTTATTATTCTGCGCGCGGCACTTTAGCTCAGTGGTGAGAGCGAGCGACTCATAATCGCCAGGTCGCTGGTTCAAATCCAGCAAGGGCCACCATCTCATATCGCCATTAGCTCATCGGGATAGAGCGCCAGCCTNCNNCTAGCTTGAAGGCTGGTTGCGCGCGGGGTTCGAGTCCTCGATGGCGGTCCATTATCTGCATTATGCGTTGTTAGCTCAGCCGGACAGAGCAATTGCCTTCTGAGCAATCGGTCACTGGTTCGAATCCAGTACAACGCGCCATATTTATTTACCAGGCTCGCTTTTGCGGGCCTTTTTTATATCTGCGCCGGGTCTGGTGCTGATTACTTCAGCCAAAAGGAACACCTGTATATGAAGTGTATATTATTTAAATGGGTACTGTGCCTGTTACTGGGTTTTTCTTCGGTATCCTATTCCCGGGAGTTTACGATAGACTTTTCGACCCAACAAAGTTATGTCTCTTCGTTAAATAGTATACGGACAGAGATATCGACCCCTCTTGAACATATATCTCAGGGGACCACATCGGTGTCTGTTATTAACCACACCCCACCGGGCAGTTATTTTGCTGTGGATATACGAGGGCTTGATGTCTATCAGGCGCGTTTTGACCATCTTCGTCTGATTATTGAGCAAAATAATTTATATGTGGCCGGGTTCGTTAATACGGCAACAAATACTTTCTACCGTTTTTCAGATTTTACACATATATCAGTGCCCGGTGTGACAACGGTTTCCATGACAACGGACAGCAGTTATACCACTCTGCAACGTGTCGCAGCGCTGGAACGTTCCGGAATGCAAATCAGTCGTCACTCACTGGTTTCATCATATCTGGCGTTAATGGAGTTCAGTGGTAATACAATGACCAGAGATGCATCCAGAGCAGTTCTGCGTTTTGTCACTGTCACAGCAGAAGCCTTACGCTTCAGGCAGATACAGAGAGAATTTCGTCAGGCACTGTCTGAAACTGCTCCTGTGTATACGATGACGCCGGGAGACGTGGACCTCACTCTGAACTGGGGGCGAATCAGCAATGTGCTTCCGGAGTATCGGGGAGAGGATGGTGTCAGAGTGGGGAGAATATCCTTTAATAATATATCAGCGATACTGGGGACTGTGGCCGTTATACTGAATTGCCATCATCAGGGGGCGCGTTCTGTTCGCGCCGTGAATGAAGAGAGTCAACCAGAATGTCAGATAACTGGCGACAGGCCCGTTATAAAAATAAACAATACATTATGGGAAAGTAATACAGCTGCAGCGTTTCTGAACAGAAAGTCACAGTTTTTATATACAACGGGTAAATAAAGGAGTTAAGCATGAAGAAGATGTTTATGGCGGTTTTATTTGCATTAGCTTCTGTTAATGCAATGGCGGCGGATTGTGCTAAAGGTAAAATTGAGTTTTCCAAGTATAATGAGGATGACACATTTACAGTGAAGGTTGACGGGAAAGAATACTGGACCAGTCGCTGGAATCTGCAACCGTTACTGCAAAGTGCTCAGTTGACAGGAATGACTGTCACAATCAAATCCAGTACCTGTGAATCAGGCTCCGGATTTGCTGAAGTGCAGTTTAATAATGACTGAGGCATAACCTGATTCGTGGTATGTGGGTAACAAGTGTAATCTGTGTCACAATTCAGTCAGTTGACAGTTGCCTGTCAGACTGAGCATTTGTTAAAAAAATTTCGCATGGTGAATCCCCCTGTGTGGAGGGGCGACTGGTGAAAAATCCTTGCTTGTGATTCATTATCGACACGGGTTCGGTGGTACCAGGCCGAACTCACCGGGAGGCACCCGGCACCATGCAGTATACAGAGATTAGGCATATACCAAGGCCTCTCATAGCAGGGGCCTTTTTACATGTAAAAAAGCCCGAGTGGGTTCGGGCAATTGCATGAGATACTCGTTTTAATAATCGAAAGCATTTTAACCAGGATTCATAAGGCTGCGCAACTGCGCGGCCTTTTTCGTATTTCGGGCTGTAGTCTTCCTTCTGCCATTGTCCTGTAACTTCCGGACTTCAGCCCGCTCCTCATCTGACTCACACATTATCCCGACCGGGAGGATTCATGGCATTTAAACACTATGACGTGGTCAGGGCGGCGTCGCCGTCAGACCTTGCGGAACGAATAACTCAAAAACTGAAGGAAGGGTGGCAGCCTTATGGTAGTGCGCTGATTTCGACAGCTGGTTATGGTGCGGAGTTCATCCAGCCAGTTGTGAGTGAGGGGAGCATCTCATCACCAGAGGAGCCAGGCAACCGTCCGACGACCTCAGCGCCTTCTGTTGCGCCAGAATATTACTATGTGATCGCGCTTGCTGGTCAGTCCAATGGTATGTCATACGGTGAGGGACTGCCATTACCGGATACATTCGACAGTCCTGATCCACGTATTAAACAGTTAGCGCGTCGCAGTACGGTGACACCGGGCGGTGCCGCCTGTAAGTATAACGACATCATTCCGGCGGACCATTGTCTGCATGATGTGCAGGACATGAGCCGTCTTAACCATCCGAAAGCGGACCTGTCAAAGGGGCAGTACGGAACCGTGGGGCAGGGGCTGCATATCGCCAAAAAATTGCTGCCGTTTATACCGGCGAATGCGGGCATTCTGCTGGTTCCGTGCTGTCGTGGTGGTTCAGCGTTCACCACCGGAGCTGATGGCACATACAGTGACGCGAGTGGTGCCTCGGAGAATTCAACCCGCTGGGGTGTGGACAAGCCGCTGTATAAGGACCTTATCGGTCGAACAAAAGCGGCACTGGAGAAGAATCCGAAAAATGTGCTGTTTGCCGTGGTGTGGATGCAGGGGGAATTTGATTTTGGCGGTACGCCGGTAAATCATGCCGCACAGTTTGGTGCGCTGGTTGATAAATTCCGTGCAGACCTGGCGGATATGGCAGGTCAGTGCGTCGGTGGCTCTGCTGGCGGTGTTCCCTGGATATGCGGGGACACGACGTATTTCTGGAAGCAGAAGAACGAATCCACGTACCAGACGGTGTACGGCAGCTATAAAAATAAAACGGAAAAGAATATCCATTTCGTACCGTTCATGACGGATGAGAACGGGGTGAATGTGCCGACGAACAAACCGGAAGAAGACCCGGACATTCCGGGTATCGGTTATTACGGTTCGAAATGGCGTGACAGCTCAGCCACCTGGACGTCACAGGACAGGGCGAGCCATTTCAGTTCATGGGCTCGCCGTGGGATTATTTCCGACCGTCTGGCAACTGCGATTCTGAGCTGCGCGGGTAAGTCTTCTGCGTTTGTTAATGGTACTGCCGGGGTGGTTGTTCCAGACAGACCGGTTACCACCTCAGAGTCTGTAATTTTTTACGATGCCAAAAAAGCTACAGACAATCAGCTGAAACCCTATGGCTGGGACGGTGTGTATGGCAGGCGCACACTGGTTGATGACAGCGGCAATAAAGCTCTGCGAATTGAGAAAAATAACAGCGCGAAATCCTGGTCAATGTACTGTGATATTGCTGCAGACAAGGCAAAACTTTTACTGGAAAAAGGCGGGGAAATTGCTGTCCGGTTTAAAATCCCCGAAAACGTCAATCTTGAGACAACCAGAAACAAGTATGCCTTTGGTTTGTACTGGCGAATAGCGGAATGGCCGGGTGAGGGTGGTGAAGGCCATCTGAGTTCTTTCTTTGTCCAGACAGATAAAGCCAGTATTAATGTTGCATACCATCATACAGTTAATCAACAAAAAGAACTTGGCACGTTTGGCGCATTCGACCATGACTGGCATACGCTTGCATTTAAATTTAAGGGCAGTAACAGCATTAATGTTACTCCGGTGCTCGATGGTGTGGATGGACAGGCGTTTGACCTGGTGAAATGGGCCAATACTGCTAATGGACTCAACAGGTTTGTCATTACGGATATTACAGGTAGTGCAGAAACCTACCCTGTACTTATTGATACGGTGGAAGTTAAAGCAAACAAAGCTGGAGCAGCCGCATAATTGCTAAAAAAAGCCGCCAGCGGCAGGAATGGAAGCTGGCGGAGGTAATCCCAATGGAGAATGTAAAGAAAAGATGCTTTCGTACATTGGTTTTTAAATGAAAACAATTCTCATTGTCAACCATAACGGTAAGAAATTATGACATTTATTCATCAGGTGATGCTGTACTTCTGTACGGCGGTCTGTGTGCTGTATCTTCTTTCGGGTGGGTACAGGGCTGTGCGCGATTTCTGGTGCAGGCAGATTGATAAAAGGGCCGCTGAGAAAATCAGCGCCAGTCAGTCAGCCGGAAGCAAACCCGAAGAGCCCGTTACTCCTTAACAACCCCTTTCAGCGAGAAAATCCCATGTCAGAAATCACATCCCTGGTCACTGCAGAGGCAGTGAAGGAAGTCCTGCGCTCTGAAGAAGTCCGGAGCGCACTGAAACAGAAACTTCGCCAGAACCTTGAGTCGCGTCTTGATGCAGAAGTGGATGCCATTCTGGATGAGCTGCTGGGCGTACCAGCGGTTCCTGAGCCGGAAGGTATCGCGGGTGACGGGAGTGCTTCAGATGGCGGTGAACCTACACCTGACAGCGACATGATGATGTAAGCATGCGCAAGGGACCATCGGTGTGTGCCGGTGGTCTTTATATTGTTGTGAGCTTCCGGATTGCGGGAGACGGGGTATGTACCAGATGGAAAAAATCACAACAGGTGTGTCATACACCACGTCAGCGGTGGGAACGGGCTACTGGGTTCCTGCAGTTG